ATTAAGTCCATCAGAGTCAAGAATCTTAGGAGCTTTACCAAGAGAGTAAAGTTTCCAAACATCCATTTGAAGCATATAAGCAACACCGTTCGGACAGTTTTGATCTGGAACAACTTTAATTGGTCCTCTTGGTCCGTGAACTAGTATTCCTCTAAACCCGATTTCAGGGTTAACTTTAACGTCAACATAAGAAACCTTTGAGCCTAAGGCTTTTTCAAGGTCTGCAAAGTTGTTGTAGTTAATAAAACAAACATCAGGCTTTCCACCTTCTCTAGCAACTCTAGCAGCAGCACCGATAAGAGCTTCTTCGATAGGAAGTGATGAACCATCAAATCTGATACCACCTAAACGAGTAGCATCTGATGATCTGTTAACACCAAAGAAAGAGTCAGTAGAACCTGGAGCAGATGATGGAACCCATCCACCTAGACCAGTAAGTTTGTTGTCTTTATCACCATCAACATAGATAGCTTCAGTAGTAGTAGCACCTGAAGCAGCAGTAAGAAGGATAACCCCTGTGTCTCTGTTGATAGTAGAAATTTCTTTGTTAGTAGTAGCTGTACCAAAGTTTAACTGCATACCAACTTCAAAGTTAGTAATGTCTTGGATAGTAGCTAGAGTAACAGTATCGTTAGAAGCAGTAGTAGTAGCTAGTGAACCAACAACACCGATCTGACCTGAACCGTCTCCATAAAGAGAGATAGCAAGTGATCTAGTAGCAGCTTCGATAGCTCCATCAATTTCGAAAGTAGCAGCTTCGATAAATGCATTAGCATTACCTTTTGAAGCTTCGATAGTTTCGTTAGCGATAGAAGCGATAGCATAGTCAGCTTTTCTAGTTAGTAAAAATGCTTTTAACTGAGAAGCAGATTTGTTAGAAACTGCATCAGCAAAAGTAGCAGACCGACCCATTGGAAGTCCGTACTTTACAGGAAGCTTGAGGTTTTCACCACCAAAGTCTTCATACTTTGCAATCATGGCTAAGAATGGATTATCCTTGTATACCATGTTTTCGATTTTTTCGTCTGTATAATGCTGCTTAAGAGCCGCAGCAAAAGTTGTCATATTAAGTGCCATTTTTAAACTCCTTTAAGTTTAGTAAATTATTCATCCCATTGTAACATACGTGCCATTTCTCTTTTTGATTCTTCATCAGATAACTTTCTTGCTACTCTTTCATTCGCCTGAGCAGAGTGGGCGTTTGACAATGTTACTTGCGACTGTCTTTGTGGTTCTTGCTCGATGTCTCCAGTATTAAACTTGGAACGAAGTTTACCTAGTTTTAGGAGCTTTTCAGCTTCTTCTTCTAAATAACTTTCTACTGCGTTGGCAGCTTCTTCAATATCTAAGATTTTGCCTGTTTCATTGTAATGTTCTTCAATTACTTCGTAAACTACATCTTTTGCTTCGTTTGCTTGTATCAATTCAAACTGTTCAGGTTTGGAACTAACAAAAGCTTCGATTTCATTTTTGAAACCTGTCTCAATCTCATCATACCGTCTTTGCTCATCGTTTTTCTCTTTCTCTATAATTCTGTCTTCTAACTCTTTGTATTTAGACTTATAGTCATTTTCTAATTCTTCACGCATCAACCTCATTTGCATATCAGGGGTAAGTTTCCCATCATTTAGTGCTAATTCAGTCAATTTGTCATAGCTAAGACCCATATCCTCTAATGCTTTTAGGGGATTTTGTTTTAGCCTGTACTCAAAAGGAAGCTCTGGCTCTTTTTCAACCTCTTTTTTTGGTTGAAATCTTGCCTCTAACTCAGCAATCCTTTGATCGTACTCTACTTCTTTTGCTCTGATTTCTTTTTCTCTTCTGCTCAAAGCAGCAAACTTGCGTGAAAAATCATCCCGATCTGGGTTACTTGCTTGTTCTAATGATTGCTCTACTTCTTCAGCAGCATCTACTTCAGAATTTTGATTTTCTACAACATCATTAAGATGTTCATGACTACTAGACTCCATTTTTACTCCTTTAGCTTAATGGGCTACGCCCGATCAATGTGATCTATTAATTGTATTCCTATTATAATTACTCTATAACTTCTTCTTGTACTTCTTCATCTACTTGTATTTCTTCTTCTGGAGCTTCTAACTCACTTAAATCTATGGCTCCACTTGTTAATACGTTTTGGTCTTCTGGTATGTCTTCAGCTACTTCAGCAGCAGCAGTTTGTGCTCCAGCTTCAGCTAGCTCTTGTGTCAATTGTTGTGGATTTGGTACTTCTTCTTGTGCTCTTTCTAATAAGTTTTGACAGTCTTCCATGTATTGTCTTAGAAGTTCTAATCTATCGTCTGGAGCACCTTGAACTTTGTACATTAAATAAGCTTGTTGTGTTTTTCTTAGACAGTTTTCAAGATTCTGATATGGTTCAGGTGGAAAATACTCACCTTTATCTATCATTGTTTCTAATATTTTATCTAAGTTAGTAGCATCTGCATTCAACATATTCATAGATGCTTCTAAGTCTGGAAAATCTAATAGCTTAAGAGCGTCTTCTTTCCCTATAAAACCTGCTCCTAATAAATCTTGAACATCTGCTAATCTTGCAGAAGGAGTAGTTGATAGAGCAGAAGTAGGAAAAATTTGCATCATGTACTTGTCTGCATCCATGTTTACATCTTTCCAGCTTATACTTTCTATAAATTTACCATCTTTGGCTTTGACTTTAAAATCTCCTTCAGATTCATATAAGTCTTTAGCCATATCTATCATAATTTCAGCAGCGTTCATAAAACATTTTTCATATCTTTTAGCTACTGCCATAAATCTTTCTGTTTCAAGATCGTTGTATTCTCTTAAGGCTTTACCTGAGTCTAAGCCAGCAGGTTTCAAAGATGAAGCAGCTAGTTGAGAAATACCTGATATTTCATATGCTCTTTGGTATAACCGATCTAAATGAGAAAATAATTCTGCTGGAATACCACCAAGAGGTGCATAAGCTGGAGGAGTTCCTGCATACTTAATAACTCCACCAATTCTGTTATTTAAATGAGAAGAAACAATTTTAGAACTTGCTTCTACTAATAATTTTGGTACAGACACTAGGTGCATCGATACTTGTATTGTTCTTAATATTTTATTAATCTCTAATTGAATACCTTGTAGTTGTTCACATAGACCTTGACCAAAAAATCCTACAGGTCTTTCACCCCATCTAAAAAATACAAATGGGTAATAATCTTTGTCATAGTCTTCTTCAAAGAGAGTAGCACTAGAGATACAGATAGTATGTTTACCATCTTTAGAGTTTGGTCCAGACTTTAAATGCCAGGATTCTATGACTTTTATCATGTCTTTAGCTGTAGCAGATTGACCATAACTTTGAGAATCTGGGTAGGAAGCTGCATCTATCTGAGCTTCAAACTCAGGAAACATAGCTTTTAAGACTGATTTTTCTATAAATTTTTCTTGATGTAATTGACGTGGTTTTCCATAATAAGCTTCAATATCATCTACTTTAATTTCACTAATTATAACTCTTTCTGTTTTTATTTCTCCGTCTTCTATAAATATCTTGATACATCCGGTACCAAAAATACAAGCATCTTGGAATGCCATGGTAGCTTTTTCATAAAACTCTGAGTAAGAATAAATGCCTTCAACAAATTTAGTAAGCTTTTTCGCTTTACGTTGTAGACTGAAATCACCCCCTGAAGTCAAGAAAGTAGCTTTTGGTTTGTTTTTAGTTATTTTTGATACTACCGTATCAATAAGAGATTGTATTACGTTAAGAGTTACCCTATTGGTTACATTGTAAGAAGCTTCTATTCTACTGTATGTGTAAGCACCTAGACCCATTTGTTGATAGTTTCCATATAGTCTAGCAAATCTAAGATTATCTGCTTCTCTATAGGTTTGTCTATTATCTAAGGCACTTACGTAGGCAAAAAGTTCTTGGTATAAATTGTTTTTATTGGCAAGCCACCACCGGCTACCATTTATTTCATAATTCAATTTTTACCCCTACGGATTAGAAGACCAAAACAGGAGTTCATCGTCTTCTTTCTTCTGTTGTTCTTCTTCAAATTTTGATTCGTCTGATACAGTTTGTATTTTTTCTGCGTAATCTTGGATATTTTCTACAAACGCTAACTCTGAGAGTTCAAATTGAACGCCGTCAATTTTAAATGACTTTACTTTATGTTCTTTACACCATTCTATAAACAGCTTGACATCTTCAAGGTTTTCTAACATAGCTGTCTCCTATTGTTCATCTATTATATTGTCTAATTCTTTTATATCCTCTTCGTACATTTTTTGCAAATCGAAAGAATATGGGTCTTTTTTTCTCTGTTCACACTCTTCAGCCTCTTTAGCTTCTAACTCTTGCATGTAGGCATCTGTAAAATCCTCTATTTTTTCTTTTGGCTTTTCAGATAGATAATGTCTGCATTCCCTCCAAGCATACAGCACAGCGTCACAGATATCAGAGTGGTAAGTGTCTGAAATTTTTGGTCTTTCTGGATTACGAATTTTCGAGTCTTTGTCCCATTGGACCAGCATGCAATCCTCTTCAAATAGAGAACTCTTGAAGGCTTTAAATTTTTCAGTTCGTAGATCATCGTTTAGTAGCTCTATAAACTCTATCTTTCGGGTCTTATCAGCAGCCTCGATATTAAGACCATGCCTCATTCGAAGCTCCTCTTGAATCTTTTTACCTAAGGCTCCTGCGTCCATGACCATCCTGATAGGATTATATAAGTCCTTGTATTCATTTATAACAGCCACTAATTGACTGATATTTTGTTTGTTTTTGACATGTTCGTCCACCAAGTAGACTTTTTTATGATATGTATTATAACCGATAACAGCGATAGCATCACTGTCATTGTAGCCAATGTCAATACCAATAATATAGTTCCACTCCCCTTCAGTAGGGAGCTTATCAAAGATGTTTTTTGCTTTACTGAACTTAAATACGAGTGCATCTTTATCCTCCACCCATTTACCAAATGTCTCTCTTATATAAGATGGATCTGATTCATCAATTCCTCTTATTACTCTTTCTTCTGTTAGTATCTCCTCTAGGTTTAACTTAGGAGGAGAGT